GTTGTTAACGGGCCTCTTACGATACCAACGCTATTAACGTTGTATGGCTTTACCCCTATTTATTCGGAGGCCCAACAGAGTAGCTCCTATGAATCAAGCGTGCACTAGAATATCCAAGAGCGTACCCATGGATGTATATAAGACCAGATGGGATAATAGTCAAGTCTTTTCTTTCGAGCTTTATCCAGCACAAGTTTACATGCACCCAGATGCTTTATACTGTTCGGTAATCTTTCTACTCCTTTCCTCAAACGAGAACGAGCTACCAGCGTCAGGTTCCCAGATGGCAGGTGAAGACCACGCTGCTGGGGGAAGTTCTTTAAAGGAACGAGGATTATTAAACGAGCTTCGGTGAACGAGAACACAGGTGTGCTGCCAGGAGATCCAGATGGGGGCTCAACGAAACAATGAGATTAAAGTTGGCCCCCGAGAACGAGGATACACGAGAGTTATTGTCTTGCCAAGTCCAGCTCTGTTACGCTGCCAGTGCTATCCATTAGTTCTTTCTCTAACCGTTGTTCGTCTTCACGGGAACGAGAACGAGCTTCACCTGCATCCAGCTGCAGGAGCTCTTGAAGGGCTGCCTGGACCGCTGGCCACTTAACGGGAAACGAGAACGCAAACGCAGGTTTCAGTAAACGAGCATCACGGATCGCGGATAACGGTCTGTACAGTTTCAATTTCTTCTCCAAGAGGGTCTCATTGCAGATCAAAACAATTCCACCATTTAAGATCCGTTTGTTTATCCAAGCAATTTGCCATTTAGATAGCTTCGGATAACTTACCTTATCAGATTTCAATTCCATCCAAAATTCTTTACCAGACCAGCAACCATTTATATCTGGTATACCGTTGATAGTGTTAGATTCTATTCGAATAAAATGAGGTTTAGTAATATGCTTTTTGATTCTTTGCCAGAGTTTTGATTCTCTTTTTTTCATGTTTAATCAGGTCGGTTATCTACCTTTTCCATCTTCTGAATTAAACATCTAGGTAGCACATTGCGATCGGAAAAAACTGCTGATTCTGTGTCATAACTTGCAAATGTCCACACAAGTTTCTTGTCCTTATCAAAGATATAACCCTGTGTAATCATCTTTGCAGGTAATAATTTCTTTACTTCGTCAGCTTCAGCGTGCCCTGAGTCACCGCACGGATCAATCCACGTTATTCTATATAGGTAATACTTTTTACCACCAACAATAGCGTGTTTATATTTAGTCTTTTTTCGTTTTAACATTTACTTTACCAACATTCATTTTGAGGTCAGGATTATGTACCTCGTTAAATATAGTTATGAAGGAAGTCCAATTATGACCCTTTAGATAATTTTTCTGTCTCTGGCTCAGCTTCGATCGTTTTGGCGTTAAATCCATCGATCTTAGTTGATAGCTCTGTGAGTTTTTTTTCAAGCTCTGCACGTGACATTCCCTCCAATCCTGATACTTTGACTTCTCTTTTATCAATATAGAGACCAGCTAATTGTCCTGATCTAAATTCTGCATTGATAGCCGATGCATATTGTTTATCTGCATATGCAGCGTCTGAGTATTTCTCTAGTCTTTTGTATCTTCGGAGTCTGTCCTTTTCAAACTTGGCGGAAGCTTTCTCAAGCTTCATATCCAAATATTTGACTACGTGCGGACTGAATTTTCTAGAAGTTAATTTACTTGCTATGTCGGAAAAGTTCTTATCATTTTTTGCATTGTATCCAGCTCTCTTCAATGCTTCACCTTTAGTAATCTCACCCCAGTGAGCCACCAAGATGTCTATAAACTTTCTTTGCTTCAGGGTTAAATCATCTACAGTTCTTAATGCTTTAGACTTTAAACCCATTAGTTATCCCTTTGTTTGCTAAATTTCTTTTTCATATAAGCGCCTGCAGTTTCACCAATTCTTTTCTGGTATTTACCAATATTTCTAGCACCTCTTTTTGTGGATGCCAGAATATTTCTAGGTAATTTTTTAGTTTGACTGCCTACATGAGATAAAGCTTTACCAATGATGTCTGCTTTTTGGTTTTTAATATCTAACTTTTTTAAACCCTTAAGAAATGTTTTATTCGCAGGGGTGTTTCCTGGTCCTGAGCTATACATTTTGTCAATTTTGCTCATCATATTGCCTTTTAGTTTTTTATAGACACTTGATTGCATAAAAGATTTAATAGCTTTACCACCAGTTCCTTTAATTAACCCTCCTGCAAAATATTTACCTGATTTCATTAATAGCTCCTTGGAAGTTTGTTTTTATATGTCTGTAATTTATTTATGTCTTTAATAGTAAGTCCTTTAGGGTTTATCATACTTCGTTGACCTTGCATTTGAACAGCCGTAGCAAAATCGTGTTTAGCTGCTGATCTTTTGTTTTTCACACCTGAAGGCTGTAATTCAGTTAGTTTTTTAATACTTCTACCACTTCGTTTAACATATTTTTTGGCTGCAAATTTAATACCAGCTGTTAGCAATCCACCTATAAGTTTTTTAACGGGTTTTTTGTTCATTTTCTCTTCCTAACACCATAAAGTTTCTGCCATGTCCAAACATTCCACTTGCTTGAATAATGATATAATAATTTAAGTAAATATATTTTCATTTCTTTTTCTTTCTTTTAAATAATTTTTTTTGTGCGTTCTTTATACTTACACTGTCTATACCAATCAAGTCTTTCACACTATCTTGAAATCTTGCTGCAGTGCTTTGACCATATGGACCACCTAATGATATCATAGTTTTAGAAGATAATTTACTATTACTAATAGAATAAGTTCTACCACTTAATGTACTTTTTTGAAGTGATTGATTTTTGATTGGAACAGGGCCTTTGGAGCTACTACCACGAACATGAATATTGTATTTATCTAAGCTATTTGTCTGTTTCCTGGTTTTTGCTGCAGCGACTCTTTTCTTGACATATTTTATTCCAGATTTTAAAATTGTTTTTGCTACCATAAATTCTATTATATAGATTATTCTAACCCACGACTACCACACCCAAATCAACATTTTTACACTACGAAAGGAAATATAGATAATATGGTGTATCTAGATACACCAGAGATACACCATCAGATACACCACTAAATCGTTTATAAGTGTTGATATACAACAATAATAATCATCAGATACACCAGATACACCACTTTAGGGTCGTGATTAAAAAAAGTGCTTAGGGGTCTAGATAATCTATATAGTAGAAAATTAAACCCCCACACACTAGGTTGTATTATTTACCCATATGGCATTACCCCCCATATATCTAATACCCGCATTTATTTGATTTTCAACCAGACAATGATATAATTCTAATGTTTATATATAACACCTTTCTTGTTATATGGCCGTGGAGGGAGACTGAAGCGGCCTTAAAATCCCACAGGGCCTGGGTAAAGGCCCATTTATTTTCCGTTGTCCGTTATTCATTTATACTATATACATAATACCTATGGGGTTACCCGTTTTAGTTCATTTCCCTAGTTGTTTAAGTTAGGTAGCCCCTTACAAATTATGTCTGATACAAAATTTTTCTTACTGATGTTTTTTAGCTGTGTAGTTTTATTTGGCTGGGCTTTCTTCGGTTAAGTATATAGAACACATTTATAAGTCTATACCATTCCTTCTTAAACTTAAGATCTTTAGTTCTCCAGTAATCTCTGCTAGCTTCGTCTATTTTAAATGAAAGTGCTGTACGTGCCATATAATATAAATCCCCAAACCATGGATAACCAAAAGTAAACGGTTCTCTTCCAATTAATTCTTAATCTTGCGCATAATTCTTTTCTAATGCTCACTAAAAGGCTCCTTATAGTTACAAATATAGCCTACGACTCTTAAACCCTTATAATAATGGAAAGATCTTGTGCTAAATATTGGTGTTTTTTTCTCAGTCATTTTCACATTACTTTGATACCATGAATAACACGGTTCGTAAATAGTTATATGTTCCTGCTCAATTTTATTAGAGGAAACTAAAATCAGTAGGCTAATTACAATTTCTTTCATTTCTTTTTCTTATCTTTTAAGTTTAACTTATACCTAATCTGATCAATTCTTTCTTTTATAGTACGTCTCTCCTCTTTAGTATCTACACCACGGTACTTTTTATACTCGTTCTTATACTCTATCCAATAACATTGAATTTCAGTGAAGACAATCACCTTATTGTTTAAACACCACTTATATCTCTCGTGTACATGGTCAGCATCTAAATTAGCTAAATCACATATATGTTGAAAGTCTGGACTATTACCTAAAAACCATTCATGAGCTTCTTTTTTATTATAGGCCTCGTTCTTACCACCTAAAGTATATAGGCAATCCTCAAACGCTTGAATCACCACAGCTTGATAAAGTCTATGACCTGAGGTGTCTGGGGTGTTTACGATTTCTGTAGCAATACTAGTGCCCATAATCTTTAATAAGTTGTTTGAGTAACTCAAGGTAGAACACCTCCAATTTTCTTTGTCGGAGATCTTTACTGGCTTCATAGTCTAGGTATAGATCGTTCATGAATGCAGTACGTTCAAGACCATTCATGTCTGCTACGTCCTGTAATCCAGCTTCTCTTACTCTATCTATAATGCTCATATGCATAACCACCAGTTTTGGAAAGACAATGATATGGATATGACTGGTGGCTAAACATTCTTAACTAAGGACAATCCCAACCTTTTCGCAGTTTTTTTTCGTCCTTTTCGCCAAGCTCTGTCAGTTTTATCTAAAAACTGTAAACTAAAGTTCCCCATTCCAAAATCATTACCGTTGTAAAGCTGAAACATTATAGAAGTTAATTCATCATAGGTTTTTTTATTAGGACTTATCATCACTAATTTTTCTAAACCTCGATCAAACACATCACTTAATGGTTTTCGCTTCATTTCTCCCAAAACAATCTCCTTAATTATTAATAAAAAAAGAATTTGTTCGCTATTCGGTAATTTAAGTAGTTAGAAACCTCTACTTCTCATTAGGTTATGAGGAATACATCTTCTTCTAACAAATGGTAGACACAAGATCAAGTATTAATTTGTATCTACCACCCAATATGTAGTTATTTGTTGTTTAATTTTTTATCGCCTTGTGCCAACAACTCTGCCTTAAGCTTTTCTACTGATTTACCAGTCTTTTTAGCTATTATTTTAAGTTCGGAGTCAACTAATTTTGCAATCATTGCCCCAGGTCTTCTAAAACCTTTTGCTCCCATAGATGTTACTATCTTATATGTATCTATATCTACAGCTACACTTTTCCATTTATTCGTGTCCATTTTTTGTACTCTCCTTTAGTTTTACATTTAGTGCTCATAAGTCTTCCGTGCTCTTCTATAAAATGCTCGTGAAAGGATCTATGGTTACCTTTGCTCTTGAGCAATCTATTCATCGCGCCAACTCTCCTAGCTATCCAATCAGTTGCAATTTGCTTTTGAGACATTGTCCGCGCTCCCTTTTTCAATAAACCACACATAACTCCACTCGCTACTCTGTGGTGTACATTTTTTACCTAACTTAACTTTATATGTAGAACAACCTGTTAAGAGTGCTGCTACAAATATTATCATTATTGTTTTCATACTTCTCCTAGTAAAGGATTCCATATACCAATACACCAATCAAAAATAAAAATATTTTTGGTGGTAAGGCTATACAGAGTCCCATTAATACAAAGTAACCAAATTGTTTCATCATCGTTGGTTATCTCCCGATGCTTTAGCTAGATCCTGTTCGTAAGTTCTACATTCAATCTCATCTCTAACTAGATCAGTAGCCAACCATTGATTGACAGGATATACAGGTGCAACATATACATCTACTTTTGTTGCTGCTAATCGTTCTCTTTGATCTTTAAAGTGCTCTGAGTCATCGCTTGTAGAGGCACCTGTTTGATCATGCGTATGCGTCTTGCTTAGAATTTCATCCATTTTCAAAACCCATTTCTTAAAGAGGTGTGAGCTTGATTTAAGTTTTAGTTCATCCATGCTGTCCTCCAGTCTTGAAACTTATCTAATATAGTATCAAACAAAGCATAGAAACTTACATTTGCTCTAAACGATTTAGCAAATACAGCTTTATCTAATTCAACACTATTGTGGAAAAGTTTAATCTCACCTTTTTCTTTATCATATGTAATAAGAACAGCTTCTGTATCTGCACCTATTGTTTGTATGACATCTGTTGGGTCATTTTTAAAATTGACCTCTTTTACGTTTGTCGTGCCAGCTGCATCAAAAATATCTATTGCTTCTTTGAGCAGGCTCTTAATTGGCTTTGGTTTCTTATCATTGTCGTCCATGTTATACTCTCCTTGTTACCTTGAATTTATACTTAGTTTAATATTAAATGCAAGGATTAAATGGGATATTATGAAATTTATTTTAACTATATATGTCTGTTCTTTCATAGATTTTACTTGTGCTGATCCAGTAACTTATCCTGTACAGTTTGATACATGGAGTGAGTGTGTTACGGCTGCACATCAAGAATCTCAAATTATTATAAAGTCCCTACCACTACCTATGGTAGAAGCTAATAGATTAGCCACTAAATATACCTGTCAACAGCTCATAGGTGCATAGGGTTGTATTCCTGCCACAATTTGTTATATACTATCTTATGAAGAGTTATCGCATTCAGATACGATCAGAAGGAAAGTATTATGATGGGATAATTAAAGCTAACAATGATGCTGAGGCCTTGCAACAGTTCAAATTGAAGCTGACCAATGGTGAGATCGCAGCACAGGATGAAGACTTTTATAATAAAGAAAGAGTTTTTATCTCATATGAGGAGCTAAAAGATGGCACTACAGAAGTTAATATCGGAGAAACTTCAGTTGGAGTCCAAATGGGCGGGTCAAGCGTTACAACAGGGTAGGGTAACGACTGACATGAAGTGGATCGATATTAAGATCAAAGAGTTAAGAAAACAAATTAATGACCAAAGTGTTGTTGATGCCAAACAAACTCTTAACTTAGACATAGCTAGTTAAAAAAGACTAGCAACCTGTTACAAAATCGAATATAACCTAGGGGAATCTATGCCCCAAAAAAAAGGAGACAGCTACAGTGATATTTCTAACTATATTAGGCATTACATTGAATCAACCGAACGAGGCCACATTATTAAAATTCTTACTGAAACAGGACTTAAAACATTCAATTGTAAATGGAAAGACTATAAAAGAAACAAGTCCATTACCAAAAAATCTAAAGATTAAATAACACCAAGATCTCTTAGTTCTTGCGGTGGCCGTTGTGGATCACACATAGGGCACGATACTTTTATCTTGTTTTTTTCAGAAGTGTCTTCCCATATCCAAATTTCTCTTGAGTCTTTACATCTTAAGCAACTGTGTTCAGGTTTAGGTATATACTTTTCTTTTTCCATTTCTAATTTAGCATCTCTAAATAATTTTAACATGGCCTTATAAGCACCGCCACTATTGTAATCATCATCATTCATCTTTTGCTTCGCCCCAACTTTTACCCAAAGCAACATCACATTTAAAAGGAACCTTTAAATTATCAACTGCGTTTTCCATTTTATCTTTTATTAGTTCAACATCTTTTTCAGTTCCTATGCTAAAACATAACTCATCGTGGATCTGTAGCATTGGTAAGTGACCTGCTTTAGCACAATCAATCATAGCTTGCTTAGCTTGGTCTGCAGCAGAACCCTGTATTAATCTATTTAAAGCTTTGTAAGTGAAAGCTCTTCTTATGTTATTTCCGTAATTAGCTTTAGCTTCGTTATAATTCATAGCTTGATTCATGCCAAAAGTTGCTGGTTCCCATTTATCAAATCTACATTTACGACCTTTAATTGTTCTAATAAAACCAAACTTACTGGCCGACTGTGTTACAGCTGCTGCTAACTTTTTCACAAAGGGCACTCTTGAATTATATTTATTTAAAAGGATCTCTGCTTTATCTTTATCAATACCTAGTTCCTTAGATAACTTTGCTTTACCCATTCCATAGAAAAGACCCAAATTGATCGTCTTGGCTTGTGTTCTAGATATGCCTGCCATATCAGCTACAATCTGATGAAAGTCAGCCGATTCGTCTGCGTAAGCTTGAACAAACTCTTCAGATCCATCTAAACGCTCTCCGATAGACGCTGAGTAGTGTGCTACTAAACGTGGCTCCTGCTGTGAGTAATCAAATGAACCCCACTGTCTGCCCTCCTCAGGCAGGAATAAAGACCTTATTTTACTACCAAACTCTTTGTTCCTAGCGGGAATTTGTTGAAGGTTAGGATTAGCATAAGATAGTCTTCCTGATACAGTTCCGCCTTGGTCAGATCTTAGTTGGTTTATCTCTGCGTGTATTCTACCCTTATGAACGTACCTTTGTATTGAATCAATGAAGGTTGAATGAAATTTATTTATCTCTCTAGCCTCTCTTACTAAAGCTGCAATTGGGTGTTCACAGTTCATTAACCAATTAGTTGTAAAAGATGGTTCATCGGACTTTTCAGTTCTAGGATACTCAACACCAAGTCTGTCGAATACTTGTGCTACACTTCTTGCAGCCCAAATATCTACATCCAAAGTTGTTTCTTTTTTTATTTTACGTAATACTTCAGACTCTTTTTTCTTAAATTCTTTTTTAAGTATATGGGCCTTATCTTCATTTACTCGTATACCTACCTGTCTCATTTTAATTAATGTTGGTAGTAGTTCCATTTCCATTTCCCAAACATCATTGATGGATTGTTGTTGTATTTCTGATTTAAATCTTTGCCATAACTTTAAAGTTAAAGCTGCATCTTGTTCTGCGTAAAAGCCTACATAACCCGCAGGCATCTTCCATAAGTCTGCTTTTGGATCAATACCCCATTCTTTTGCTTTCTCTTTTAAAAAAGTTTCGTTCTTTATTTCACCTAAATAATCTTTGGCGCAAGCGTTTAAAGAGAAGCTCCATCTGTTTTCGTCAATCAATGCTGCTGCTATCATGGTATCTACAATTTTACCATTAATCTCAAAACCATTAGCTATCAACCAACCTACATCGTATGAAGCATTATGAAATATTTTAGTGCTAGGTCTCTTAAGTAAATCTACCATCCAAGCTGTAGTTACAGCTAGATCCATATTACCACCAGCATCGTGAGCAATAGGGAAGTACCATTGCTTACCTAAAGCTGCAACAGCAAAACCTACAACATGGCCTTTACCTGTAGCCCAACCTGATCCTAATCTTTTTAATTCAGGGTCTTTTGTTTCTAAATCTATCGCTACTTCTGTAGCATCTCTTAAGTCAGGATATTCAGAAGGTGCTACCCAATCAGAATCATTATAAATAAAATTTAATTGATGGCTCATGTGTCTTGCATTTGAGCAACCATTTGTGCCCATTCCTCTTCCTTCTCAATAGAATCATCTGGAAGTTCTGCTTTCTTTTTCATAAAATCTATCTCCATTTCACAGTAATGAATTATTTTTTCTAAATCTTGAATTCCACCTTTGTTTTTGTATCTGCACGTATATCTTATTACATTGGCTTGAAAAGGATTAAGTTGATTTTCTTGAATAAATGTCCAAGGTTCGATGGCAAAAGATTTGTAATGTGAACCACCAATTTGTTTCTTAGGCATAGTTACTTTTATACAATTTATAATATTTAGACAAGGGAAAATGATACCTGTGA